AAGACCTAATCGTGTCGCGTGTCTACATCGCCGACGACGGCCGGCGCTACCGTGTCGCCCGAACGTTTATCGATGCCGGGTACAACTCGAGCAACGTCTACCACTTTTGCAAACAGTGGGCGCACGGGGTAACCCCGATTGCGGGCCGGGCCGGCACGACCAAAGGCCAGTTGGTTAGGGAGTTCCAAAAGTTTACGACGAGCGCGGGCACCATCGGGGCGCACATCGCCGTCGACTTTTTTAAAGACGAATTAAGCGCGGTGCTCAAACGCAAGTGGAACGGCGAAGGCACGATGCCCCCGGGGCATTTCATCGCGCCCGCCGAAGTGAGCGACGAGCAACTAAAAGAGCTAACCGTCGAGTACAAGAAAATGGTGTTCGACAAAAAGACCGGGCACAAAAAAGGGGTGCAGTGGATTCGCCCAAGCGGCGCCGCAAATGAGCTTTGGGATTTGTGCTGTTATGCGCGCGGCGGCCTCGCCATCGTCGCACACTCCGTTATGGTCGAGCACCTCGAGCTTGACGAAGTCGACATGGCCGCATTTTGGCGGCTATGCGAAGAGCGGGCGATGTATTGGGCCCCGCCCATCGAGGTCGACGCGGCGTCGTAGCGGGTCACTACGGCGCTTACGCCGTCGAGTTGCCGGGGGTAGGGGTGGCGGGCTAGACTCCCCCTACGATGTCGTGCACCTCCCCCGTGCTTGTGGCGCAACTGGCCGCGATGGAAGCACAAATCGCGCTTTATAACGCGATGTTTACCGCGTTCCTAACGAACACGGGAATGCAAGAATACGAACTCGACACCGGGCAGACGCAAACCAAAGTCAAGCGCGCCGACCTCACGCAACAGCGGCTTATGTACAACTCGCTTTTAAACCAATACTCGACGCTTTACGCTCGTGTAAACGGGTGCGGGTCGACTCGAGTTCGGGGGGCTTGGTAAGCCATGGGCAGAATCCTCGACGGGCTCCAAACTATCCGCGACCGGTGGAAGCTATCGCGGCTTTTGAAGCACCCGACCGCCGGGCCCGAAATGCAATTGCAACGCATGTTGGCGTCACCCGACGACGCGGCCGCGACGCCTCGAGCCTACGCGCAAACATGGAACGGCGAAAAATTTGCCGGGGGCATGTTCGACAACTTCGGCGCCGGGCATCAAATGTGGACCGACTACTATTTGCTTCGGGCTCGAAGCGAAGAGGTATTCCAGCGCAACCTATACGCGCGCGGTCTAATCAAACGGCTAGTCACTAACGAGATTCACACCGGGCTAGCCCTCGAGGCGACGCCGGCGGCGAAGCTGCTAGGCCGCACGTCGGAGGATATGCTTGACTGGTCCGAAGACGTCGAGTTGCGTTTTCGGATGTGGGCGAAGTCGGCGAAGGTTTGCGACCATAGCGAGCGCCGTACCTTCGGACAAATCCAAGGGCTAGTTCGGCGCGAAGCGCTTGTCGGCGGCGATTGCTTAGTCGTGCAACGGCAACACCCCGTTACCAAGTTGCCGACCATCGAATGCGTACCCGCGCGAAACATCGGCGGCGGGTTCACCGACGAAACGCCTAACGGTAACGTCGTGATTCACGGCGTCGAGGTCGACGCCGCCGGGCGGCACGTCGCGTTCCACGTTTGGAGTTCTTACGACCAACGCGCCGGCACGTCGCAACGCATCCCCGCGTTTGACGAAGCCGGGCGCCGCACCGCGTGGATGGTTTACGGGTCCGACCTTCGCACCCACACCGTGCGAGGTGAGCCGCTGCTAGGCATCGTCTTGCAGTCGCTAAAAGAAATCGATAAGTACCGCGATAGCGCGCAACGCAAAGCCGTTATCAACTCAATCCTTGCGATGTTTATTCGCAAGGGCCAAGACAAAATGTCGTCGCTACCCATGAGCGGCGCGGCGGTATTGACGGGCGAAGTATCCCCGGGTCTAGCCGGCGGGGCCACCACAACGCCGCGCAATTTCTCGCTAGCCGACCAAATACCCGGCGTCGTCTTCGAGGAGTTGCAACAGGGCGAAGAGCCCGTCGGCTTCGATAACCGCGGGACCGATACCGCGTTTCCCGTCTTCGAGGCTTCGATTATTTCGGCTATTGCGTGGACCCAAGAAATCCCCCCGGAGATTTTGACGCTATCTTTCAACTCGAACTATAGCGCGTCACAAGCCGCGCTAAACGAGTTCCGAATCTATCTCGAGTTGCGGCGCGTCGACTTCGGCGAACAGTTCCTATCGCACGTCTATTCGGATTGGCTCCTAAGCGAAGTGTTACGCGGCCGCGTCGACGCGGCGAGCCTGCCCGCCGCCGCCGCTAACCTCGAGCGCTTCGACATCGCCGCGGCTTGGACGTGCGCCGACTGGACCGGCGCAATCAAGCCGACGACCGACCCACTAAAAGCCGTGCGCGCTGCTATCGAAGCAATCGACGCGGGGCTAATGACACGCGAGTACGCGTCGGCGACTTTGTACGGTCGGCACTTCGAGCAAAATGCGAAGGTGCTAGGCCGCGAAAATCAAACGCTTGCCGACATCAACGCGCCACTTGCCGGTGTGGCCGGCGAGATTTTGACACCCGACACGACCGACACCGACGTCGACGAACCCGACGTCGACGACAACAACGAAGACGGCGAGCCCGCAAACGACGAGGACGAATAACGATGCAATGGCTTTTACATCACGACCAATACGCGAGCATTGTTGACCAACACGACGAACTCGCTAGCGTTGCCCTCAAATCTAACGCGGCCGTCGCCGAGTTTTTCGGCGTTACCGAAGAGGCCGTCGCCGCCGCTCGAGCCGAAGGGGAGTCGACCGCTGTACGCCTCGACGTTAGCGAAGGCGTCGCAAACATTTCGGTACGCGGCCCGCTGCTAAACAAACCTTCGTGGGTTTACGATTTGTTCGGCATCGTCTACAGCGATTACCAAACTATCAGCGCGCAAGTAGAAGAGGCGAACGCGTCGGACAAAGTCGACCGCGTCGTGTTGGACGTCGACTCCCCCGGCGGCATGGTGCTAGGTGCGTGGGAGGCCGCCGACGTCGTGCACGCATCGGCGAAGCCCGTGCACGCGCAAGTGCGAGGTATGGCGGCGAGTGCCGGCTACTTGCTCGCGTCGCAAGCCGACACCATCGCCGCGACAAGTCGAGGCGACCAAATCGGGAGCATCGGGGTAGCGACCGAACGCTACATTTCAAACCGTCGGGTTAGCATCGCTAGCACCGACGCCCCACGCAAGCGACCCGACGTCGCGTCACCCGAAGGGGTCGGCATGGTGCGACGGGAACTCGACGACCAACACGACCTTTTTGCCGACGCCGTCGGACGGGGCCGCGGGGTATCGAGGGCAACCATCGACGCCGACTTCGGGCAAGGTGGGGTGCTACTGGCCGGCGAGGCCGTGCGCGTAGGCATGATTGATTCGCTAGAGGGGCCCGCGCTAGGGGCCGTTGCGGGCCCGGCTTGCCCTGTGGTCGCCACGGGTGCTAGCGTTTCGGCCATGAACAAGGCGACGTTACGTGCCGACCACCCCGAACTGTACGCGGAGGTCGTCGCAATCGGCGCCGCCGACGAGCGCGCGCGGGTGCTTGGGCATATCGAGCTAGGCGAAGAGGTCGACAATTTGTCGGTCGCCGCCGAGCAAATCAAAGAGGGCAAAGCGGTTACGGGTACCCCGTACTACAAAGCCCAATTGAACCAAAACCGAATCGCCGCACGCGGCGAGGGAACCCCGGCCCCTCTCGGCGCCCCGAAGCCCACCGCGGGCGTCGAGGACGACCTTGAAATGTGGACCGACGCCGCGCGGGCTAACGGCACCATCGTCGACCCGAACGGACCCGGAGGAAATTAAGTCATGGTTGCTACACTCGATATCGACATCACGCCCGCGATTACCGAACAAGGATTTTCGGAAGAGGGAACTTTTATTTCGCTCGCCGCCGAAACATACGTCGCCGGCACCGTGCTTGGTCGCGTTACCGCGTCGAACAAGTGGACCCCGTATGTGTCCGGCGCTGCCGATGGCAGCGAAGTCCCTAAGGCTATCCTTATGGCCGACGTCGTCGCCACGGGCGCCGCTCAAGACATTCCCCTTTTCGTTATGATTTCGGGTCGCACGAAGTCGTCACTTACCATCGCGCACGGGGTCGGCCCCGTGACCCTTGCCGAAGCCGACGCGTTGCGTAGTTACGGCATCATCGTTCAGCCCGTTACCGAGCTGAACATTTACGACAACAGCTAATCGCTAGTCGCCAGACACGAGAGAAAACATCATGCCTATTGACGCAAAGCGACAAGCATTTTTTCAGACCTTCGAGGAGCAGCGCGAAGCTACCAGTTTCTTGCAACGGCTTTTCAAGGTGCGCCCAGGTAATCAGTTTTTGACTGAGACGGTGCACATCGACATCGTCCGGTCAAAGAACCCCGTAGCGATTCCGGTCACACCCGGGAGCCCCACGAACATGGCGGGCCCCCGTCTGAACAAAGCCGACCGATTCTCGAACAAAGAGTTTGTGCCGGCCGACTACAACGAAGGGCAGGCCGTGCAGATGCAAGACGTGCTCAAGCGGTACGCCGGAACCAACCCTTTCGAGGTGCCGCAATTCCGCCGCGACTTGCTCGCGCGAATCATGCGAACGTCTGCCAAGATTGGCAAAAAGTTCGTGCGCGCCGCGGAGCTTCAAGCGTCGCAGGTCTTGCAAACCGGTGCCCTCGACCTAGTCGACGCGAACGGCGTCACCATCTACAGCGAAGACTTTTTGCCGAAGGCTACGCACTTGATTACTGCCGGCGTTCCGTGGGCAACCGTGACCGCGCCGGTGCGTCAAGACTTGCTCGACATGGCTCGAGTTATTCGCGTCGACTCAGGTATCGACTCGAAGCTAGTAATCATGGGCGAAGACGCCTTCGAGAACTTTCTAAAGAACGACGAAATTAAAGACAACTTGAACTTTCGTCGGGCCGACGTTATCTCGATTGCGCCGCAACTCATGGATTCGGGCGCGACCTTGCAAGGTCGTATCTCTATCGGAAACTACAAGTTCGAGATTTGGACGTACTCGGGATTCTTCGACCACCCCGACACCGGCGTCGCTACCGACTACATCGACAAAGACAACGTCATTATGTTGAGCGACCGAACCCGCCTCGACAAGTTGTCGTCGGCACCCGACCTCGCCATCGTCAAAGACGGCCGGCTTACACAGTTCGAGCCCGGCCGACTTATGGGCGGCGAGATTGACGTCACCCCGCACGTCTGGATTAGCGAAAATCTCAAGACGCTCAACGTGGAACTTGCCGGCCGCTTCGTCATGGCGCCCACGCAAATTGACGGCTTCGCCCGTCTTTACACCGGCGTCTAAGTCGGCACCGGACACCGCGCGCCCCGTACCCCTCGAGGGGTCGGGGCTTCGGTGGTAGAGGCAAGCCATGGCAAAATCCCGCTCGAAGAAAACCAAACCGCCCGCCGCCGCATCGCTCGCCGACGACGCCGCCGCCGCGGCATCGGCGGCCGTTGCCGAACTCTCCCCCTCTGCACTTGACGACGCCGCCGCCGCTGCCGCCGCGACCGTCGCCGCCGCCGCCGCCGAAGCGAAGGCCGCCGCCGATAAGGCCGCCGAAGTCGCCCACGCGCAAGCGCTACTCGACGCGAAGGCCGACGAAGAGCGGCTAGCGTCTGCAAAGATTGAGGCCGACAAAGCGACCCGCGACGAAGCGGCCGCAATCAAGGCCGCCGACGACGCGAAGGCCAAAGCCGCCGACGCGGTAGCGAAGGCGAACGCCGCCGCGCTCAAAGCCGAATCGGCATCCTCAAACCGCGCCCGCAAATCGCTCGCCGTCGCCGACTACAAAGCCGGCGTTAGCTACAAAGTCGCGGCCGGCGTGTCTATCACTTCCCTTCGTGGCATCCTCAAACCCGGCGACCCCATCGACGCTAGCAGCTTCAAAGACGGCGCGGCCGCTATGAAACGCCACGTCGAGTCGCGCGCCGCTGTCATCGCCGACTAGATGGCAGGGCTACGCACGCAAGCTGAAGCCGACCTAGCGTTTATCGTCGAAGACGATGTCGCCGGGTTTGGCTGGCCTATCGTGCTCACTAGCCCCGCCGACGTCGCTACGCCGCTCGTCGCCATCACGACTAACACCATGGATATGTCGGACCCCGACACCGGCACCGGTGTCGCCGTGCGTCGTAACAGCGTCGCAGTGCGCACGTCGTCGCTCCCCGGCACGACCCCGGCCGACTACCCCGTCGCCATCGCCGACCCGGCCTCGAAGCCGTGGCGGGTCTCCTACGACGACTTGCGCGGCAACTCTCACATTTACCGGGTGCGAGACACCGAACCCGACGACACCGTCGGCGTTATCGTCTTGCACCTCGAGCCTTGGACCCCATGACGGCCACAATCGAGACACTGATAACGGGGGTCGATACCTCCGAAATCATCGGCGACCGTATCGCCGAAATCTTGGTCGACGAACTTGCAAACCAAGTTGTGTTAGCTACGGCCGCCGGTCCCCCCGTCGACCCCCTCGACTATACCGGCGTCGTGTACCGCGAACGGTGGCGCCCGTGGGAACAGTGGCTAAACAACGAAGACAACGCGCGGCTACCGTTTATCGTTAACGTGACGCAGATTTCGCAGCACCTCGACCAATCGCGTAGCAACAACGCGCAGCGGCAATGCTTTACCGGCGTCTATAACCTCGACATTTACGCGGGCGGTCGGGCGCAAGCCGACGGCACCGGGCAGATACTCGCCGACGAAGACGCGAAGCTACAGCGAAGCCTAGCGGCCCGACTTGTGCGCAAGATTTTGTCGGCGCCCGGCAATATCTACTTGCGCGACGAGCCCCCCGTCGGCAAGAAAACCCGCGAATTTGTGAGCGGCTCGAGGTTCCCCGACTTCGAGTTTTTCACCGAAGCCGTCGAGGACCTACCCGCCCAAAGCGTCAAGGCGTTGCGCGCGGCCTTCGAGGTCGACTACAACGAATATAGCCCACAAACCGTGGGAGACACCCTAGAGCTATCCTCGCTTGACCTTTGCACCCAAGACCCGGTTACGGGTTTGGTCAAGCTCGCCGCCGAAGTCGATATACCGTACCCTCTACCCTAGCAGGAGCCCCGACCCATGCCCATTTCTACCGCTGTATCAGCCGCCCGCGTCGCCCGCGTCTTGGGCATTCTTGCAATCTTCCAAGACTTGCGCGGCGGGTCCGCTGTGTTCTTGCCCCCGCGTATCGCGGTGCTTGGGCAAGGCAACACCGCGTCGACCTATGCGTCGGCAAAGGTCACGCTTTCAAACGGCGCCGCCGAAGCGGCCTCACTGTATGGCTTCGGCTCGCCGATTCACGCCGCCGTGCAGCGTCTGTTGCCCGTGACCGGCGACGGCGTCGGGTCGACGCCCATTACCATTTACCCGTTGCAAGACGGAACGACGCCGGCCGAAAAAACGATTACCCCGTCGGGCGTGCCTACCGAAGACTTTGTCGCGAGCGTCAAGTTGGGCGGGCGTCAATCGCAAAATATCGCTATCCCCGCGGGGTCGACGGTTGCCCAAATGGTTACGCTTATCTTTGCGGGCATCAATGGGACGCTTGACATGCCCATGCTAGCGACCGACGACACGACCGAAGTAACGTGCACCGCGAAGTGGGGCGGCTTGTCGGGCAACGACATTACGGCGGAGATTACCGGCGGCGCGACGGCGGGCACTTCGTTCGTTATCGCCGACACCGTCGCCGGCGCGGGCGACCCTATCCCCGCCGATATCACGACCATTTTGTCGGAGATGGGTAACGTCTGGGACAACGTCTTGGTTAACTGTTTGACGTGGACCAACACATCCGCGCTAGACGCCATCAAGGCGCACGGCGACGGCCGGTGGGGTGCACTGGTACACGCGCCCTATGTCGCCCTTACGGCGACGCCTGAGGCCGTGGCGGCGACGCTTATCGCCGCCGGCGACTTGCGCAAAGACGACCGCATTAACTCGACGATTTCGGTGCCCGGTGCGCTCGATATGCCGTGGGAGTACGCCGCCCGCGCGGCGGTGCGAATCACCGGCCGTATGGACTCGAACCCCGCGTCGGACTACGCGAACTTGCAACTGTCCGGCCTACGCACCGGCCTCGACTCCGAACAGTTCGACACCGACCAACGCGACCTTTTGGTCAAGGCCGGTATCTCTACCGTCGAGGTCGTCGCGCAGTCCTACGAAATGTCGGACACCGTGACGTACTACCACCCCGACGACGAGCCAATCCCCGGGTACCGATACGTTGTCGACCTCGTGAAAATCTTTAATACGATTTTTAATATCCGCCTCGAGTTTATCAAAGAGGAATGGGACGGCGCGCCGCTTTTGAACGACGACGACCCGACCAAAAACCCGCGCGCCAAAAAGCCCAAGATGGCAAAGGCCGCGCTTGCGTCTATCGTCGACGGCCTTGCCTTCGAGGCTATCTTGACGAAGCCGGCAACCATCAAAGCCGGCATTGAAGCGGGCATCAACGCGACCAACCCCAAACGCCTTGACATGAAGCTTACCGTGCTCCTGTCGGGTAACGTCAACATTCGCAGCGTCGACCTCAACTTCGGTTTTAGCTTTAGCTAAGTCGTCAACCCCTAGCACATCGAGAGAAAGAAGAGAGATAAGAACATGACGGCAACAGGTGGAAGCATTGACAGCGTATCCCTAGCGGGGCGCGAGTTCGCAGTACCTACCGACGCGGAAGCGACCCGGCACCTAGGCGGCAAAGAAGCCGAAGTCGAGGCGAACGGAAACAACACCGTGCGCGTTATCTTGACGGCGGTTGCGTGGATGATTGACGGGTTCGCTATCGAAGTCGACGACGACAACGGAGACCAAGAATACGTGCAAGATATCATCGACGCGGGGCAACTAATCCCCATCTACGTTACCTTCGCGTCGGGTATCACCTACCAAGGCACCGGCATGATTACCGGCGCGATTGGCTTCGCTAGCAAGGCGTCTACCATGGGCATCGCTTGCAAGGGCGAAGGCAAGCTAACGCCTCAGTAAGCGAAGGCCCCGTCGGCGTCGCCCCGTACCCCTCGAGGGGTCGGGGCTTCGGTGGTGAACATGGAAAACGAAATCGCCAAACCACAACCCGCCGCCGACGAGGGGCATAGCTACGATTTTGCAAAGGGGGAGTTCGAGCGCTTCGCCCAAAGGTGTGGGGTACGCCTCACGACCGAAGGGGAAAAAGAAGACCTCGAGGACCGCGAGTTTTGCGACCAAATCATCGGCTACATCCAAAAGGGTTGGCTTATCATTCACGACGACGGGACCGGCACCTATGCGTTCCGGCACCCCGACGTGCGGCCGGTAAAGGCTATCGTTTTCGACGAGCCCGACGGCGTCAAGTTCAAGGCTCTAGATAAGATGAAAGGCGAAGCGCACGTCGCCGGCCTTATCGCATTCATGGCGGCGTGTGCAGGCACGACCGCTAAGAACATGGTGCGAATCAAGAAACGCGACTACGACGTCGTCAAAGACATTTGCACGCTTTTTTTAGGCTAAGGTGTCGCTACACAATCGTAAGGTATGGGGACGATGCAACCTTTCCAGACACCCGCGACGGTCGCATCCGACACACCCTATCGAACGTGTATCAAAACATGCTTTGGCAAGTTTGCCTTGAGTACCACGGGCTTAGCCCCGTCGAGGCCGAAGCGCAATCTTTCGCGTGGGTCCGCCGTTGGTACGATGGGCTAAGGCCCAAACTCAAAGCTAGAACGACACCACCCACCCCCCAAGGCTAACCGATGTCCGGTCGTAGATTCTCAGTAGAAGCGGTGTTCAACGCATCGGGGAACTTCGGCCGGCGCGTGCAAAAAATGTCGCGCGGCGTGGGGCGTTTCAACTCGCAACTAGGCGCCAACTTGTCGCGGGTTAAAAAGTTTCAGTCGGGGTGGAACGAAGCCGCCGCGCCGGTCAAGCGCTTTGGGCAGACGACCGCGCGCGTAGGTATCGGCGCCGGTGTGGCTGCCGGTGTCGCCCTAAAATCTATCGTCGCCGAAGGTGCCGACGTCGAGAAAACGCTAGCCGTCATGTCGGCGAAGTTCGGCGATAACGCGAAGGTCGGGTCGAAGGCTTACGCGGATTTGAAAAAGGCCGCTATGGAAGTCGGCCAAGAGACCGAAATGAGCGCGGCGCAAGCGGCGGGCGCTTTAAAGTTTATGGCCATGGCGGGCGAAGCCCCGGCCGTCGCTATGGACGTGCTAGGCGACGCGGCGAACTTTGCGACCGCCGGCGAAACGGAACTTGCACGGGCCACCGACATTATGTCGGATGCCATGGGCCCGATGATTGGCGAACTCAAAGAAGGCGAGTCGAGGGCCGACGCGTACCGCCGCACTATGGACCTAATGACCCACGCGACGACGCGGGGAAACATGGGCCTAGAAGAAATGTTCGAGGCTACCAAAATGGGGGCCGCGACGTTCCGCAACAGTGGCCAAGACATCGAACAGTTTACCGCGTCAGTCGCGGTGCTATCGAACGCCGGTATCAAGGGGAGCAAAGCGGGCAAAGACCTCGCGCGCATTATGGCTAGCCTAATGGACCCGTCCAAAAAGGCCGCCGCGCAAATGTCGAAAATCGGATTCAAGCCGCTAAACAAAGACGGCACGATTAAAGACTTCGACGTACTCATGCGGGAGCTTCAACAGAAGACCGCGAAAATGGACGAAGGCAAGCGCGCGAAGTTCTTGCTTCAAGTGCTAGGCAAGAACTCTGCCGCGTCGGCGCAAGCTATCATGGCGAACGTCGACCAAGTTACGAAGCTAGCCGAAGAGGCAAGGCACGCGACGGGCATCACGGCGAAGCAAGCGAAGGACATTCGCAACACGACCGAAGGCATGATGAAAGGGCTATCGTCGGCGGCGTCGGCGGTCAAGCTCGAGATTTTCGAGGTCATCAAAGACGACGTGCAAGACATCGTCAAAGCGACGACCGCATGGGCAAAGGAAAACAAAGGGCTTATCGCGGCGAAGTTCAAGGCCGCGCTAACTTGGTTGCGCGACAACTTTAAAGACATCGTAAAATGGGGTAAGCGCATCGGCACTTTGGTCGCGGTGTTTATGGCCATCGACCTCGCCATAAAGGGGGTGGTGCTCACCATGACGGCGGCCCGTGGCGCGCAGTTTATTTTCGGTAAGGGAATGGACGCGGCCGGCTTTGCGGCTAAGGGGTTCGGCGGGATTATCAAGGGGGTAGGCGCTCAAGTAATGACAGCGCGCGGCGACCTTGGATTATTAGCCAAACAGGTAAACACCTTTCAAGGCCCGCTTGGGAAACTAGGCGCCGTCGCAGGTATCGCCGGCGCGGCCTTTATCGGGTGGGAGATTGGCAAGCTAATCAATGAGTTTACCGGGGCCGACAAAGCGCTCGCCGCTTTCCTAATCAAGTCGGATAAGTTCATGGCGTTTATCGACGGCATGAACAAGCGCACGGCGACGAAGTCGCAAGACGAGTTTTTGAACCGTCAAAAAGAAGACCTCGCCAAGATGCGCGAAAAGTACAAAGGCCGAACGGGCCGGCAGATTATGGACTTCGTCGGGCTCGAGGGGCAAAACTTCGGCGCCGATGCCGAACGCGTGCGCATGATTGAAGCTCAAGAAAAGTTGGTCGCTCGCCTCGAGGCTAAGAAGGCCCTACGCTCGCAAGGTCTCGACCCGAACGACGCGCGCACCATGGCCGCAAAAGCGAAGGTCGACGAAGCGCAAGCGGCGTTCGACAAAAGCCGGGGGCTCGAGATTGTCGGGGGTAGCGGCGCCGGATGGTTCGAGGGCGAAGACTCGAGGCTAGCGGAACTCAACCGCGCAAAGGCGGAACTCGACACCTTTGTCGACCCGCTATCGGCTCGAGGTCTCGAACTGGCCGGCCCGATGCTTGGACCCGAAGCGCCCGGCGAAGCCCCCAACTTTGCACCCGACGCGCCCGCGCCCGCCCCCGGGCCCGCGGACAAAGCCGCCCAAGACGCCGCGACGGCGCAAGGTATGTTTATGCAAATGCTCGAGGAGTTGCGCAAGGGCAACGCGCGCACCGATAAAACGGAGCTTACCGTCAACGCCCCCGCCGGCGCGACGGTCGACGGCGAGCCCGCGCAAGGTACTGTCACGGTCGAAAGAACAGGCACGAACCCATGAGCGTCGAGGACCGAATCAAGACGGCGGCATACACCGGGCCCGATGGTACGCGTATAGAGTTCGAGTGGGAAGACCTGCAAAAGACGATTTCCAAAAAGACGAAGGCGCATGAGTTCCCCGACGCCGACTATAGCTTCGTGCGGGATAGCGGCATCAAGGGGCGCGTGTACCCGATGCGCATTTATCTAACCGGGCCCGACCACGATATCCTAGCCGACCGCTTCGAGAACTTGCTTGTGCAACGCGGCCCCGGCCGACTCGAACACCCACTATACGGCCCCAAGTTGGTTATGCCTTTCGCGGATATCCAACGCTACGACAAACTCAAAACCGAAGGCAACCAAACTTCGTTCGACGTCACGTTTAAAGAGACCATCGTCGACCCGCACGCCGACGAAAACGAAGACACGTCGGCATCGGTCGACGTCGCTATCGCGTCGGATGCTTTCGCCGCGCAGTTCGCCGCGTCGGTCGACCTAGGCACCCCCGGCGAGCAAGCGAACTTTATCGCGGGCATGAAAGCGCTACTCGCCGGTTTGAACGATGGCCTAAAGTCGGCGCAAGACGGCACCGCCGCTTTGCAAAATGGAATGGACCGAATCAATAAGTCGATTTCTAACGGCCTTAACGCGGGCATCCTTACACCCCTCACGATGGCGCAACAACTCAAGACCTTAGCCGGCGCGCCGGCGCGTTCGCTCGCGTCGCTCAAAGGTCGACTAGCCGCCTACAAAAACTTGGCGGCGTCTATCTTTTCCGGGAGCGGCACCGGCACCGGCGGCGGCACGGGCTCGAGTGAAAACGGGCTAGGCATTATCCAAGCCGGCGTTGTTACGCCGGGCGTCGACTCGACCGAAGCGAACTTGTTTCACGGCAATAGCTTTATCGCGCAAACGATGGTGCTAGGTGTGGCTGCCGCGGTAGCCGAACCCGTCGAGGGCCAAGAATACAAATCGCGTAATGACGTCGTCGAACAGATAGAAGAGCTACAAGAAATCTACGACGACTTTATCGCGTGGAGCGACGCGAACTTCGTCGCGCTTGCCGACGCGTCGCCGGTCGTCGACCCCTTCGAGCCTATCGCGTCGGGGCAAGGTTCGACCGATACCGGGGAGGCTATCGAGGCCCTTTCGCTTGTCGTGTCGACGACCATTCGGCACCTTACCGCTACGGCCTTCGTGTTGCCCCCACAACGCGCGTTTACCCTCGAGTCGCCCTGTACCCCCCTCGAACTCACGGCGCGCTTATACGGCGAACTGGGGCACCTCGACGACTTTATCGAAGCCAACAACTTGACCGGCGACGAAATCCTATTGTTACCCATCGGCAAGACCGTCGTTTACTACGTCGCCGCGTGACGCCATGGCATCGGGAGTTAGAAAGCACGTCGTTAAAATCGGCGAGACCTACGAAGTCTTATCGAAGGGGCACTATGGCGAAGGGTCGGGCGCCGCTCTAATCAAGGCGTCGAACCCCGGCATGGCCGACCCGCCGCCGGTGGGTAAAACCGTCATTATCCCAGACCGGCCGCCGCTCACAAGTCCGACCCCCGGCGCGTCGACCGATGTGGGCCCCGACGAACTCGAGTTGCGCGTCGACGGTAAACGCTTTCGGGACTTTGTCGGCCTCGACCTAGTCGAGACTTTAGACGCCGCGGCGACGCTACATTTTTCGGCACCGCAATCGGTGCGCGCCGAGTTCCGCGAAGCCTTCGAGCCTTTGGCGTTCCGCGACTGCGCTTTGCTTATCGGCGGCGCGCACGTGTTCACGGGCACGCTACTAAACCCGGACCCCGGAACGAACGCGGCCGAAGGGCCTATGATTTATGCGGGTGCGTATTCGCGGTGCGGAGTGCTAGGCGATTGCACGATGCCCGCGAGTGCGTACCCCCTTCAATACAAAGGCGTTTCGCTCGCCGTCATTGCGCAAGATTTGTGTTTGCCGTTCTCGCTTATCGTCGAGGTGCAAGGCGACATCGGCGGGCCGTTTCGTCGGGTGCGTCTCAAGTCGACGCAAAAGCCGTTCGACCTTTTGAAAAAGCTAGCGCACGAACGAAAAGTTTTGCTCTCGAGCACGGCGACGGGGGGCCTTTTGCTTCGGCAACCACCGGCCGTAGGCCCGGCCGTTGCGCGGTTAGTCGACGGGGTGTCGCCCCTCGAGTCAATCAAGCTATCGACGGCGCCGCAAAAAGTGTTTTCCCACATGACAGTGCTACGCAAAAAAGCGCGGCGCGTGACGTCGTCGGCGTACACGATTCAAAACCCGGCACTAATCGAAGCCGGCGTACTTCGGCCGGGCATGTTTAGAAGTGAGGACACGAACTCCCCATCGGAACTACCCGCCGCCGCCGAAGCGTTCGCGGGTCGGATGCAAGGCGACGCGGCGAAGTGGTCTTGCAAGGTGGCGACGTGGCGCGACGCAAACGGCGACCGGTGGGCGCCGGGTGCGACCGTCAATGTGCAATCCGACCCGGCGTTTTTGCCGAACCCTACCGACTTGATTATCCGCGCGGCGAGGTTCCACCGGACCCCGGACGATAGGAGCGCAACCCTCGAACTTGTGCTACCGGGTTCGTTTAGCGGGGAGCTAACCGACAAGTTCCCTTGGCAGGGGTGAAGGTGCTAAGGTCTCGCGGTGAGCGGCCTAGGCAAAGTTACGGCGGTCGATAACGGCGACGTGCCGGTCGTGTCGGCGTCGCTCACCGAAGCCGACCACGCCGAAGGCGAGTTGTACCAACCCTTTTGTATCGACTCGCCGCCGCTACCCGGAGACACGATTCTAGCCGTCGGCATTACCGGCGCGTCAAACGAGGTTGCGTTTTGCGGTGTGTCGGCGTCGCCCGGCAAAGCGCTACCCGGCGAAGGTCGTATCGTCGGACGGTCGCCCGACCGTCAACTAATGGGCGAACTTTGGCTCGAGGGCGACGGCACGGTAACCCTTACCGGCAACCCCGAAGGGGTCAACCCCCCACGGTTACAGTTCTCGCCCGACGGGTCAATAAGTCTAGGCAACTTGTTCGGTGGTTTGAGTATCTCCCCGCTAGGGGTTATCACCGCGAACGGCGTCGAGATATCGCCGCTAGGTTTGCTCTCGGCGCTTGGGGTGGGCACCTTCGCGGGCAACGACCTCGACCTACATATACATAATCAAACCGTGCCCCCGGGCCCGCCCCCAATCTCAACGACGCCACCCGTACCAATCCCGACCCCGTAACCCGCTATGTCTGCCGCCGCATTCGGAAACATCCTCACCGACTCGCCCGCACAATGGGCGAGCGACGACGTTACCCTCGACAACAAAGTCGACAACGCTTTGCAGAACCCGCCGCCGGTGTCGGCCGACGCGCGCGAACGGGTTATCGCCAAACAGCTAAACACATATTGCAAAGCCCTAAACGACATCGTCGATTTTTTGCAAGGCGTCGCACCGGCGGGCGCCGTCGGTACCGTCGTCGAACTGCTAGGCGGTTTGTCGGTCAACGGGTCGCCGATTCAAAGCGGAACCGGTAGCCCCGAAGGCGTCGTAACCTCGACCCCCGGCGGCTTGTGGTTGCGTACCGATGGCGGCGCCGGTCAAGTGCTATACGTCAAGGAATCGGGCGTTAGTAACACGGGATGGGCCACCGTCGCCGGCGGCGGCGGCGGGGGTTCCAGGCTCGCGTTCAACCCGGCGCCGACTATCGGTGGCACCCCTTTCGCGTCCACCTATACGGCGATATTTGATGAGGCTATAGCGGTTTCGGATGGCGGCGGGCCCACCACCACATTCGCATCGACGCTCCCCGATATATCCACGGCATCTCCGGGCGACCAAATCGGGATGCTGCTAGTAGACGGCAACCCATCAAAAGAAATCACGTTTTCGCCGGTTGTCACCGACCAAATTATCGACCCGGCCACCGGTGCACCGGCGGGGGTCGCAGGCGTTCCGCTCGTGATTGCGGCCGGGACCTATGCGTCCCCCGTCTGGCTCGTCTGGGAGGCTGTGCAATCCGCTGGCGGCCCCGCATCCCCTCAGTGGCAATATATCGGAGACCGGGCGTTTGCTAGCGCGACGCCCCGGCTCGACGAGGTTCTCGCGGCCGGCCCCAACACCAACGGAGAAGGGGTGTTCGTGACGCAGGGCGACCTGCTCGGGTTC